AAAGATAGATGAGTGAAGAGTTACAAAAAATGTTTATTAAGGATGCGCCGCAAGATGTTGATAATTTAACGGGTGCAGAAAATTTGTCTGATTTAGTTCTTCAGTTACAAAAACTAGAAGACGAAGTTAAAGAAGATGAAGAAAGACTTAAAACTAAAAAACAAAGAATAGATAAACTTTCGGGAATAGCCATTCCTGAAATAATGGAATCCATGAAATTAAAGACAATGAAATTGTCTGATGGATCCGGAATAGAAATTAGAGAGATGTATAGCGCAACGATTCCTGTAGCAAATAAGGAAGGCGCTTTTAACTGGCTTCGAAACAACGGCCTGGGTGATCTTATTAAAAATGAGATTACTGTTTCCTTTGGTCGTAACGAAGATAACAAGGCGAGCGAATACGCAGACCTTGCACGAGGTCGTGGGTATCAACCCTCACAGAAACTGAAGGTAGAGCCCATGACAGTCAAAGCACTGTTCAGGGAGCGTTCTGAAAATAATCAAGAACTGCCTGCTGAACATTTTAACCTGTTCAAAGGAAACAGAACAAAAATAACAAGGAGCAAATAACATGACACAAGAAACAAGTGACATAGCGACAAAACAAGGTGGAGCAGTAGCGACTTTAGACTTTGTACAAGATTCAGGAATGGGTCTTGAGAACATTGATAAAGGCGATCTTGCATTACCTTTTCTGAAACTACTACAAAGTGGTTCAGATGAAACAAAGAAAAAACATGCTAAATATGTTGAAGGCGCAGAAGCCGGTATGTTTTATAATACAGTAACTAAAAAACTGTATAGTGGAGAGAAGGGAATTGAATTAATTCCTGTCTTTTACAGAATGACCTACCCAGAATGGGCACCTTTTGAACGAAGAGAAGGTAGACCTGTTCATAATGATAGAGGACCAGGCATTATGGTAAAGACAACTCAAAACGAACAAAACAAAGATATGTTGGACAATGGTAATCAAATCATTAAGACAGCAAATCATTTTGTTATTATCAATGGAGACAGACCCGAAAAGGCTTTGATGACGATGAAGTCTACTCAATTAAAAGAGAGTAGAAATTGGAATTCATTAATGGAAAATGAATTCGAAATCGATCCAAAAACTAAGAAGGCTGTACCAGCACCTATATTTTCGAGAATTTACAAATTAAATTCTGTTGAAAATTCAGGAAGCTTTACTTGGCATGGATACAAAGTATCGTTAGCAAGAAAAGTTGACAATGCTGCTCTATACCAAATGGCTAGAGATTTTCACAGTTCTTTAAAAGCAGGTCAAAAGAAAACTGCTGAAAGTGCAGGCGAAGATAAATCTAATTACTAGTTTCTCGTAAGAGGAATGGGGGCGGGAGCGGGAGACTTAACTCGCCCTTAATAAAGGGATCATTATGTTTGAAGAATATATAAAATTATTTTCTGGTTATGAGGGCGATTTTGGCATAGCCGACATGGCCAAAGCAAAGCTCGACTCAGAAAGAAATAAACTTAAACCAGACTACGAATGGTCTGGAAGACCCATCACTCCCTTAGACTATAAAAATCACCTAGAAGGTAAGATATCCATCGGTATACAACCCTGCAGACTAGACAAGACAGCACAATTTGCTTGTATTGATATAGATCCAAAAAATTATTCAGAATTTAAAGTCGAAGACTATTTAGCTAAATTTCAACAATATAAATTACCTTTAATTCCATTGCTTTCTAAAAGCGGTGGACTACATTGTTACATTTTTTTGAAAGAACCCATGCTCGCGGCAGATTTAATAGAAGCTTTAAAAGCTTTTCTACTACCTCTTGGGCTAAAGCCCACCACAGAAATTTTTCCAAAGCAGAAAGAATTAAAGGAAGATGAAAAAGGAGATATAAAACCCGGTAACTTTATTAATTTACCATATTATGATAATGGCAAGACAACTCGATATGCTGTAGATAAGAACAATTCTAAACTATCCCTGGAAGAATTTATAAAATTAGCGGAAGAGTCCAAAATAAGTAAAGAGAAATTAGATGCATTAGTCGAAGAAACACACAACAATATTTTACTAGGCACTAATCCAGAATTTTCTGATGGTCCACCATGTTTAGCACTGTGTTCTAAATCTAAACTTGATGATGGTAGAGATCGATTTATGTATAATTATATGGTCTTTGCTAAAAAGAAATATAAAGAAAAATGGCCAGACCATGTTTCACAAGCAAATTATAATTATTTAGAATCACCTTGGGATAAATCAAAACTTGATGGAAAAATTAAAGCATGGACAAAAGAAACAGCAGGGCACACTTGCTATGAGGATCCCATTCAAGACAAATGTATGCGAAGTTTATGCTATTCTAGACCTTTTGGAATTAAGTCAGATAGTATTAATGCCTTTCCAGATGTTACCGATTTTCAAAAAATAAAATATGAGCAACCTGAATATAGATTTAATGTAGTTTTACCAAATGATGATAACTGTGAAGTTATTGTTTCCAATTTAAAATTAATGGCAAATCAAAAAGATCTTTTAACTTTAATATGGGATCAAGCGGGTACGTATTTTGAACCTCTCAAACCAACAGATTTTAGAGCTAAATTAAATGAATGGAAAAAAAATGGTCAGACGATCAAACCACCTGAAGGAACACATATAGATGATATTTTAACTGAAGAATTATATCAGTATTGTGTTAATGGACCAAGAGCAAAAGAGCGAATACAAATTAAAAATGGAGCCTGTTTTACAGAAGAAGGATATCATTACTTTAAATTTCAATCTTTCATTACTCATTTAGGAAATAGTTGGAAGGTTCCTCAAGAAAAAATAGGACAAAAATTAAAAGACAAATGTAAAGTAGAATTTGGTCATTCTTTTAAAATAGAAGGTAAAACAGAAAAAGTTTGTAGAGTAAAACAATTAGAAACAAAACAAATAACTCACAACCCCACCGAAAGAAAAGGACCTAATTATTAATGAATAATGATTTGACGGAGGATATAATATTAATTACCTTCTTTTGTATTCTTTCCTATCACATAACAGGACTTTTATTATGAGATATAAAGTTATTGGCCCCCCAGGTACAGGTAAAACAAGACGATTATTAAATGAAGTCCAAAATTATGTTAAAAAAGGCATACCATTAAGTCGTATTGGTTATTTTGCTTTTACTCGTAAGGCCGCACGTGAAGCACGTGATAGATATTTAAAAGTTCAAACACATTTAACAAAGAAAGATATAAAACATTTTCAAACACTGCATTCGTTAGCATTTAATAATTTAGGTTTAAAAGAAGAAAACGTTATGCAAGAACTTAATTATAAAAGAATTGGAGAAGAATGTGCTATTCAAATCAAATATGCATCTTATGAAACCAATAGCTGGAATGGTATTTTTTCCTCAGACAGTGAATATTTAAATTTGATTAATCTAGCACGAGTAAGACAAACTTCTCCATTAGATGAACTCGATAGAAATGAACATCTCGGAAAAATAGAAAGATTTAAACTCGAAGCTATTGCAGTAGAGATTGCTGACTATAAAAAAGTAAATGGTCTAATTGATTTTACAGACATGTTGGATAAATTTTTGGATAAGGGAAATGTTAAAGATAAATTTGATGTTATTTTTATAGACGAGGCTCAGGATTTATCCCTCATTCAATGGAAAATGATATCAAAAATAGAAGAAGATAATCAATGTGATGTATGGGTTGCCGGAGACGATGACCAAGCTATCTTTGGTTGGGCCGGTGCAGATGTAGATTCTTTTATTGATTGGAAAGCAGAAGAAATACCACTACAACAATCCAAACGAGTTCCAAGTGAAATACAAATAAAAGCATTAAAGATTATAGACCGTGTTCAAGACAATCGATTAAGCAAAGATTATTTTTCTAAAAAAGAAACAGGGGAAATACTAGTACGGTTTAAGTTATCGGCTATTGATATGACAAAAGGTGATTGGTTAATATTAGCAAGAACCAATCCACTTCTTAAACCGATTCCAAGATTTTTAAAAAGCCAAGGTTTGTTTTTTGAAACAGCACAGGGAAATAGTCTAGGGAAAACACTTTTTGAAGATGTGGGTTATTGGAATCAGATGCGAAAAGGAGAGAAAGTTCCAGAGATACAGGAACAAAGAGTTTTAGAAAGAATGAGTAAAAGAGATAATACACTCGAATGGTATGATGCGTTTGATCAAGTTGTACCATCAACAAAAGATTACTTACGTTCTATGTTAGCTAACGGAGAAGACCTTAGTAAAAAGCCTAGAATAAAAGTATCAACAATTCATGGAGCTAAAGGTGGAGAAGCAACTAATGTTGTTTTATTTTTAAATCAAACTCT